ATTCTCATTAAATCTACTATTCTATTATTAGCTTCATATAAATCTGATTCTGCTTTATCTCGACCGTTCTGCTATCTTCATTATTGCTTCAAATAATCTTTTTGCTTTATCGTTTAATTTCTCAGGTCGAACCTCGTGCATTTCTTCTAAAACTTTATTTGCTTCCTTATCAGTCATCTTCTACCTCCAAATCTTTTAAAAATGATTTCAAAACTATTTTAGCATCATAAGTTCCATCTTTTACTTCTTCTATTCTTTTTAGTATATATTCTCTTAATTCTTTTACATCTATTACTTCTCTGTATGTTTCATCATATTTGTCATAAATTAAAATTTTTTCCATGCTTCTATACCTCACAATTCAAAATCTTCATCTCTATCTTCTAAACACCATCTATGTAGTGTCGCTTCTAGTTGTTGGATTCTACCTTTTTTTATATCATCTTCTATTTGTTCTATTTCTCTTAAAACTCTATTTTTATCTTCTCCGTTTAATAAATCTTCTTGTAATAAAAAACGTTTTTTATAATCTTCTATTGCTCTTACTGTTAATCTTCTTGCTAGTTCTTTATAGTCTACCTTGCTCATTTGTTTTCCTCCTTACTATTCATAACATTTATTAATGCTGTTATAAGCACTCCTAAAGGGAATCCGCTTACAATGCCTGCTATATATGCTAATATCATTTTTTACACCTCCAACAACAACACTTTAAAATATTTTTTCATAACCATTGTTTCAATATGTATCTTTTTATCTTTTATTTCAAGCTCATATCCTTTCCATTTACCATAATATTGTGTTGTTTGTTTTTCTCTTTCTTGTAAATCGTCTACAATAATTCCTATTTCTTTATTACTTAATTGAGTTTTATTATCAATAAATATTTTCATTTATCCTCCCTAAAATTTTATTATAAGTTTGCCACTCTATATCATTTTCAAAATCTTCGTATGCTTGTTGTAAATAAAATTCTCTTTCTATTTGCAAATCTCTTATAATATCTTTATGTATATAATTCTTTTCTACATATTCTTTAGCTATTACTTTATTTTCCATATTTCCTCCTGTTTCCAATTTTCTTTTTTAACATACTTACATTCTTTTAGTCCTCTAAACTCTGGTATTTCCAGCCTATTACAGCCACTGCAGATATTATTCTTTATTGCAGTAGCACATATTCCGTTCTAGTTTTGGATATTTCATTATTTATCCTCCAATATTTTTAATCCTTTAAATTTTGCTATTTGTAACTCTTGTTTTGTTATCCACTTTTGCCATTTTCCACATTCTCCACAATATAATCCTCGCCTATTTCCTTGAATTTCAACAAATAAGTTTGAGCTATTGCATTTATCACATTTTTCTTTCATAATCTCACTCCTCTGGCATTTGGTATCTGCCTAATTTTGTTATTTCAAGTATTAATTTTAATCTTTCTGGCTCCCCTGTTAATTCAGTAAAACTAAAAGATTTTATTATTTCTTGTAATACTTCTTTTGCTCTTTCTTCTGTTTTATATTCACCCAATAAAAATTTATTATCGCTTGTAGTAATTGCTAATATTTCAAACATTCCATCATCATCATCATCTTCTTCTGATGGATTTTCTATTTCAATTATATCTATATTTTCAAAATTAAATATTATATCTTTATCTTGATTTACTATAATCATTTTTCTTCTCCTCCTTTTGGTTTTGGATTCTCTTTATATTTATCCCATAAAACAACATTATGTCCTACTACTCGCCAGTCTGCATCTAATCCATCTACATATACTACTTCACATTCTTTACTAAATGTTCCTCTTGCTATTGGTAAATCTGTACCTTGTTTTAATCTTTTTATTATTACATAACTTTCATATCCTTGCTTATTTGCTTTGTTTAATAAATTAATAACATCTTCTTTTTTCTTAAATGTAAACGCTTCCACATTGCTTTTTGATTTTAAATATACCTTGAAATAATTAGTCATTTTCTTCGTTATCCTCCATTATTTTTATCCCATCATCTTTTAGTGCTTTTTTATATTCTTCTCGATTAAATTCGTTTCTGTAAAGTCCTCGCATTGTTGCTGATAAGTCATTCATTACACTTGCAAGTCTTTTATTTCCAAACTTTGTATATTCGTTAAAATGTAATGTATACATCATTGCTACATCTAAATCTTTAAAAGTTTCACTTAACCAATTTACATATTCTTTTTTGTATATTTCATAGTATTTATTATGTAATCTGTTTTCAAAATCTTGTGCCCATTTTATTATTTCTTTTTTATCTTTGTTTTTAGCACATCTTTGAAGTCTGTTTAATTCATTTGTATCTAACATTTTTAAATAATCATTTTTATCCATCATATTTCCTCCTCTGTATCTGATTCTCCTAAAAAGTCTTTATAATCCTCTAAACTACACCATTCATTTGCTGTAATGCGATTTACTATATATTCGTATAAATAATCATCCTCAATTTGTTGCATTGTGTCTTCTACTCCATTTATATAACTAAATAATTCTTCTAATTCTTCATCATCCATATTATACCTCCTCTATTGTATAATTATTTAATTCATTTTCTAAATTATTTTTTCTTCCCTCTAAATCATATATAAAAACACAATATTTTTCATATTCTTCATTTGTTACACTATCTAAACATACTAAACAATCTTTAACTTCTTGCATTTTTTGTATAGCTTCTTTTAATATTTCTAATTCTTTTAACTGATCTTCCATTTTCTTTAAACTCCTTCTCTAATTTAAAATAAATAGGTACAATATCTTTTTTAATATTTTCTCCAACATCTTTGTTTATCATTGTTTTTATAAAGGCTAATAAATTAATTTGCTCCATTTTTGTTAGACTTTTCATTATTCTTTTCCCTCCAATCTTCAAGATATTTAAGATAAGATTCTCTATTATCTATTTTCCATTGTTTAGACTGTGCTCTTACCTTATCATAGTTTTCATTATTCCACTCATTGTGCTTTTCTAATAATTCTTTTTGATTTTGTCTATAATAATCTTGATTCTTACATTTTAAACTGCAATACAATTTGCTTCTGGAAAAATTTTCTGATCCACATACTACACAATATTTTTTCATTTTAATCATTCTCCTTTATAATTATTAAGTTTGCCATATAATATTTTTTTTCAATATATATTAATAAATCTTCCCTATCTGCAAATTCTCCCACAAGATGTTTTTCTCCATTTTCAACAGAGAACAAATCAAAGCAAAAACTATCGCTGTTCCAAGAATATACTAAATTTATCATACCACTAATAACTCTCCTTTCTTTATTGTAATTATAGTATAACATAATTTTACATTTTTGTCAAGTCATTTTTGTAAAATTAAAATAAATTTTTGAATATTTTTTGATCATGATTGTTTTGATTGCTTTTTTAATTCTTTAAAAATTAATTTTTCAGGTAAAACATTGTGACAAAACCAACTTGTATTAAACCAATTTCCGCTTTTCTTTTTAGTATAATCTTTTATCATATTTTCCATAAATTGAACTCTCCCATCCAAAACTAAAACTTCTATTCCATTCTTTCTATACATCTCTCCTCTAGTTTTGCCCTCTAATGCCGTTATTGGTAATAACAAACAAAATGACTTATTCCATTCATAACATTTTTTTAAAAATTCATCTTTTAATGAATATGGTGGATTTGTTATTATCATATCAAACTCTTCTTCTGGCTTATATTCAAAAAAATTTTCTTCTTTATCTGTTGAAATAACTTTACATCCATGTTTTTTTAAAAGCTCTGTTATTTTACTGCCACCAAAATCACAACATTCCCAAACTGTAATATTTCTAGGTATGTATTCTAACAATGGTGTAATAGCATATTCTGGTGTATAAATATCATCAAATTTTTCATTTTTTATATAATTAATCATTGCATTTTTCATAGTTTTTCTCCTTACTCAAAAATTTTTCTAGGCACATAGCTTTTGCTTATTTCTACTGTTGGAACATCTTGATAGCTTATAGTAGAAGCTATATTTATTTCCCTAATATGTTCTGTTTCAAAATCGTTTAAAATATTTTCTGCATTATCTATAAGATGTTGACCTACTGCTTTAATTTGATTCACATATTTTTCATATAATTCATTCATTTAATTTTCCTCCTTAATTTCTTCTCTAACATTTCTAAGTTCAAATTTTTCTTTTCTTGCTTCTTTAAATGCAGTTTCATCAAAAATATGATTTTCATAATTAAAACAAGTATATTGTCTGCATATAAAAGGTCTATCTTCATATATATTACATTTATTTTCATTATTTAAAAACGGGCAATGAAATATATAATCACTTCTCAAAGGTGCTTTATTTATTCTTTCTTTCAATGATTTCATTAACTTTACTTCTTTTTCAGTCAAAGGAAGATATGCAGAACAACAATTTCCACACTTTTTACATTCAAAATTCATTTATTTATCATCTCCTTTAATCTATTACATTCTTCTATATAAGGTCTTATATCTTCATCATTTCTTAATACAAAATTCAAGATAACATATTTTCCTGTAATGTCTAATCCTGAATCTAAAAAGCTCATCCAACCATCATCATATTTATTTTTAAAATATACTATTACATCTCTAACTGTTTTTCCAAGAGGTATTTTTATATATAATTTTAATAAATTATTTTCTTTTTCAAAATATCTAATGTATTTTTCCATTTATTTATCCTCTCCTTTAATTTTATCTAAAAGCGGTTTTAAAACTTCGTCTATTATGATTCTATATAAATAATAATTTATAGTTTTTTTACCATTTTCAGCTTTAAATTTTTCTTCATACTCTTCTATTTTTACCTTTATTATATTTTCAACTTCATCTCTGCTAATCAATTCTCTTTCATCCATTACTTCGATTCTGTATTTTTGCATTTGATTTATGGCTTGCAATTCTTCTATTTCTTTTTGCTGTTTTTTTATTAAATTTAATAATAATTTTAATTCTTTGCTTTCAGGAAACATATATAATACTTTTGATATCTTTTTAACAGCTTCTCTTTCTTCATCACTCATTTAACCACCCCTGTTTTATTAAATTTTCTTTTTCTTGTTCTAATTCTTCTTGTTTTTTAAATAATGTTTTGTATTCTTCTACCTCTTTTTGTAATTTTCTTACTGCTTCTCTTAATAGCTGTATTTCTTTTTCTTTTTCAGCTTTTTCGACTTCTTCAACATCTCTTAAACTATATATATCGCCTAAATTATCATTCATTTCACAAAATTTATCATTAAATTCATCATAAAGCTGCATATCTATATCAAATAATATGTCTTTTGGATATTCATTCATCACTTATCTCCTTTCCCATAAGGTTTCCAACATTCGCCAAGTTCATTTTCGTTTTTGGTCCACAATTGATTATATGTAATATCAATAGTTAAATTTCTTTTAGCGAACATTGTACCATCTACAAGCTTTGCTTCATCTACTAAAAAAGGAGTGAATTGTATTTCACAATCTGTTCCTTTTTCTTTTATTTCTTTTAAATATTCAATTAAATAATCTATAATTTCATTTTTAATTTCATCTGGCATCTTAATCCTCCATTTTAATATCATCTATATAATCTTCAAAGGCATCTACTATACTTGCATATAAATCATTTAAGTCCATAATGTCTTTAACTAATTCGTTTGTTGTATAATAAGAATTTGCTATAACTTTGTTTATTGTGAATCCAGTATTATCAGCTCTTTCTATAACATGAATCTCTACAAAACATTTTTTATTTTCTAGCCAATATCTTATGACCTCATTTTTGCAAAATGGATTATTTCCTAACCATTCTCTTTCATCATAATCATAAAACTTAAAATCTTTTGCAAATTCATCAAAAGTTATATGTTTATATACTGTCGCTTCAATTTCATCTAAATACATATACCTTGATTCTATCCAATAAGTATTATAACTTTCTTTTATATTCATTTTTATTACCTCCATTTATATTTCAAAACTCATAATATAATCTGTATTTAACCAAATTGATTTACCATCTTCATAAATGTTTATTAGTTTTTCATTAGACACGTTATGAATAAAATCTTCTATTGTTCCTGCGTATTCTACATCTTCATAAACGCCTTCCATTAAAGATATACTTTTTATTTTTAATGGTTTTAATACTACTTTTTCTTTTTGCATTTGACCAAATACATCAGTTTTTATTATTTCAGACATTTTAAACTTCCTTCCCATACTTAAATTCTAACATTTCTTGTGAAAAATTAATCTTTATCCATCTTTTTAATCTTTCCTTGTTTTCGGGCATATTGTTTAACTTTTTTGCTGCATTTTGTGCCTCTTTGAAAGTTTTATATTGAGTTAATACCGACAAATAAAACGTTCTATTTTCACCAAATGGATTATAAGGTTCTGAAATATCAGAAATATATTCAATTTCCTCATTGTATCCATGACTTTCAAATCCTAATATTTTTACTTTTCTTGCAAAATACACAAGGTCTTCGCAATCTACTATATAAAATGTTGAATTTAAAATGTCATTAACATTGTCGAAGTAATGTTTTTCTTTTTCTTTTCTCTTCCTGGCTCTTGATTCTCTGTTTTTTATTTTATAATATTCATTTCTTTCCTCTTTTGTCATATCTTTTAAATTAATTTTATTATGACTATTTAAAGGACTTCCTTTTTCTTGCTCTCTTTTAGCTCTTTGATGTTTTAATATTCTTTCTTTATTTTTTTTATAATAATCTGGTCCATGTTCTTTTCTATAATTTCTTAAATATTCAAGTCGTTTTTCTCTCGACTTTATTCTTTCTTCCTCACTTAATTTTCTTCTTCCCATTTATACCACCTCTTGTTATTCATCATTTTCTTCTATAGATTTTTCTTTAATAAATTTATCCCAAAAATTCTGTATAGGTTTCCATTCTTCTTCACTTATAATTCCTCTATCAGCCTTTTCTTGTAAATTGTAATAACATTGCTTTAAATATTTATCATTATGTTCTGGGTAATTTAAACCATCTAATATTAAATCAGTCCATTTTTTATTGCTACAAAAATCATAAATTTCTGTAAAATATTTATTTTGATATTTAATATTTCTATTTTCTAATTCATGTTTAACTCTAATAAAATAGGCTAAAAACATCTTTTTATCATAATCCATCACATAACTAACCAATCTATGTTTTAATGTTCCTTTTTCCCATTGCCTTTTTATTGCAATGCACTCACGCCATTCTGCTATAATAAATTTATCAGGCAAAACAGGTAATAACTTATAGTGCCAAAGACGCATTATACTCAACTCCTTTCTTCCAATGATATCCACCAGCTGTTTTTCTTTTTCCATTAATACACATTGATATACAACTTTGATGAATTTTAATATTGTTTTCTTTACACCATTTAACTGCCTCAATAGTATCATAAAATTCTTTATTTAATTCTATACAAATTATTGAATGTTTTGAATTGTATTTCATTCCAGTTTTTGTTTTTGATACTTTTTGTAATCGAGTTCCATAAGAATTTTGCTCTTTTATAGTTGCCCATTCAAGGTTTTCTACTTTATTATCTGTTTTTATTTCATTTTTATGATTCACTGTTTGTTTATTTTCTGGATTAGAAATAAAAGTTTCAGCTACTAATCTATGTACTTTTACATTTTTTCTTTTACCCTCAATATACAAATCAGTTACTAAATATCCGTATCTATCTAATTGTTGACTTTTAATTCTGCCATTTATGTTTCTAACATTGCCTAAACTAGATACTTCATAATTAGTATTTTTATATTGTTTCCATTCTTCTTTTGGCAATACTGGAATCAATCTATAATCCCATAATCTCATATTTATGCCTCCTTTAAACTTTAATTTTTAACACTTTATAACTTTCTTTAAAATATTCACATACAAAATTTCTTTGCACATCAGATATTAAATCTAATTCTTTTTCAACATCGCCTTTCCAACTTCCATAAGGACATCCCATACAACCTGTTCTTTTTATTTTGCTATATACACTAGGTATTTCAATTTTATATTTTTCATATATTTTGTCTTCTAATTCTTCTGTTAAATCCCATAACGGAGTAAACTTGCCATTTTTCGAGAAACAACTTGTATATTGCTTTTTTCTTAATGCACTTTCTCCATTTCTTACACCTAATATAGGTTTTAATCCGCTTGCTTTTTCGAAATCATGTGCGGGTTTCTTTTTTAAATAATAACAACAAAGATGTGTTATTTTGTGTGCTTTTCCACTTAAAACATATTCTCTTGCGGTTTTTGAAATATTAAATCCTGTGTGATATGTCCCATTTATTTTATCTCTATATGTTTTAGCTGGAGTTTTTCCTTCTCTAATTGCTTTTTGATAATAATAAATGTAAAAATCTTGCTCTTTTGAAAAACAAGGAATCCCATATTTTTCTTTAATTTCAAAAGGCTTTTTAGTTGGTAATAATACTTTATCACAATTATCGTATATTCTTTTTCTTATCTCTGGATGTTCCATATAAGTATTAATGCCTACGACTTTTATATCTTTAAATTCAGGTGCATATTCTTTTATAAACCAATATAATAAATGGCTGTCTTTTCCACCAGAATATGATAAATAATATTCTTTAGGATTTATTTTATTAAATTTTGTTTTTAAGTCGTATAAATAAAAATCTACATTATCCATTTATGTCTCCTTTTTATTAAATAGTATCATTAGTATCATAAACTCCTAATTCTTGTTGTATTTCTTGTCTAATAATCAATTTATCCATATACCAAATACCATTACTTTTTCTGAAATGTTCATCATAATCTCTTTCTAGCACTAGTTTCATATTATTATTACTTAATTTTCCTTTGTTGTTATTATTTAATTTACACCAACTATCATAACATTTATTAAAAGTGCTTCTTTTTGTCTTTACATTTATATCAGAGGCATCTTCGCAACATTCTTCAATAAAAGCAAGTAAAGTATTGTTACTAATCTTATGTTTTTCGACTTCTTTTTTCATTTCTTTTGTAAGTTGTATTTTAAAATCTTTATTAATTAATCTATATAAAGCCTGTAAACTTCTTTTTATTATTGCATTTTTTTCTAAGAGCATTTTATCCATCAAATATGGATCTTGTTTTTCTTTTGGAATCACATTTTTACAAACAATAGGCATCATTCTTTCATAAACCCAATCGCCTTTATCTCCTCCAAAGAAAGGTAGACTGTTGCAATTAAACCAAATAAAGCCTTTATATTTATAATTCAAATGTCCTCCAAACTTAAATTCCATGTCTACATTGTCTCCACCACTTAGTTGTTTTAATATTTCTATTTCAGATATATTCTGATAGCTCATATCATTAGAGCCTATCAATCTTTTTCCATATACAGTAGACAGTCCAAAATTTTTCTCTAAATTTTTCAAGTCAATAGATGAAAAGTTACTAGTTCCAAGCATAGTTTCAACAAGACTTTTTATTTGCGACTTTCCTGTGTTTCCTTCTCCAACTAGGAATAAAACTTTTTTAGTTCTATATCCATAAACATTACTCAAACTCAACCCAACGCACTCCATTAAAATTTCTATAACATCTGCATTATTATCACATAGAGTATTAATATATTTATCAAATACAGGTGCTTTTCCATCGCTAGCTGCTATATCTTCATATTTAGCAGGTATTTGAATTGTTGATAAATAAGCTGGGCTATGAGGTAAAAGTTTCTTTTTAGTCAAGTCAAAAATCCCGTCTTGAAAATTAATAATATTTTCATCGCTATTAAACAAAGATTCATCAATAAACATTGAGCTTGATATTAAATCGCTATAAATTTCATTGACAACCCTATTAGTTCTAAGCATTTGAGGAATAAATAATCTTATCATTCCTTTAAATTCATCTTCCGCCATTTTATTATATTTACCCTTGTTATAAACAAAAATATGATATTTATTTGAATTATCAGAACTTTTTACAATATAATAATTAAAAACCTTTTTATTGTTTTGTTCTCCGTTTTTCAAATAATCACTTAATATCATAGGATTAACTTTTAGCGTTTTCCCATCAGATATAACCCAAGGTAAATTACTGCCTGCTGCTAATTGTGTCTTATTACTCTTCCAGATTAAAGAGATAGGCTTGTTTGAATCGTATTCTTTTACAATTAAATCATTCATAATTGATTTTCTCCTATTCTTCTTTAATATTTGTATTTATTATAATTTTTTTTCCTTTCATTTCGATGTCTACTTCTTCATCTGCTTTTAATTCCAATATGTCTACTATAAATTTTGGAATTGTTATCATTAGCGAATCGCTAGTATTTGTTAGTTTTCTTAACTTTTTTACCATATATTTTATCTCCTTTCTTAGTATGTTTTTATACTAGCACTTTTTGAAAATAAAGTCAATACTTTTTTCAAAAAAATATACAAAAAATATACAATATTATGTAAATTAATTCTATTTTTTATTCGTTTAATCATCATTTTTCTCTTTTTTAAAACTTGCCCCAAATTTGCCCCAATTTTATCAAATTTGCCCCACTTGCCCTAAACTTGCCCCAGGAGTTTTTGTTGATATTTCAACATTTTCTCAACTTCTAGGGCATTAGGGCAAGTATTTTTAAATAATGTATGTAAAGTATATAATGTATATATATATATAATTTTTGCAAAAAACTTGCCCTCTTGCCCCAAAAATTTCAAACCCCTTGCAGGACAGGACTTTCCGCTAGGGCATTTTTTTTGATTTCGGGGCAAGTATTTTTTTGTTTGTCGCTTCTAATCTTACTCTCCCAATTAATGCAAGACTTTTTTATTATGTGCTTAAATTTGCCCTGAATTTGCCCTGAGAAATATTTTTTTGACTTTTTTTCATTTAGATGATATAATTTTCTTAATTGGAATTTTAGAATTATTGTGAGGTGTACTTATGAGTAAAGATGTTAATAATATTGGAAATAGAGGCTCTATTCAGAAAGCAATTAAAGATGTTGATGCAGAATATAAAAAAAATAAAATTGCCTTTGCTGTTCAAATATCTAAACTTAATACACATAGAGTTGAATCTCCAGAAGAAATGGAAGAGCGTATTAATCAAATGTTTGACTTATGTATTCAAACTGGCAATCTTCCTAGTTATGAATCAATCGCTGTTGCTTGCGGTATACCTATTAGGACTTTTTATGATATGTATAGAGGAGAGTTTGAGGGATACAAGCAATATTCGCAAGTCATCAAAAAAGCTAAGGATACCATTGCTTTTATGGAGAGTTCGATGGCAAATGATGGCAAGATTCCATCTGCTGTTTGGATTTTTAGGGCTAAGAATTATTTACGGAATGAAAGATCAAATTTCAGTAGAGGCTACATCAACCGCTTCTGGAGATGTTCCAAATAATGGTGGAGATATTCTAGCGACTTTGCCCGAAGCTCCAGAGGATTCAATTATTGAAATTGAAAATGGAAAAAATTCGTAACGACTTTGCGACTTTGAACGACTTTTTGAAAAAAAAATAAAAAATTTTTGAAAAATTTCCAGCGACTTTGCGACTTTGTGAGGTTGCGAAAATGCCCAAAAATTTTTAAAAATTTGAAAATCAAAAAAAAACACTAAAAAATAACATATATAAAATATGCTAGTAAAGAATAAATAAAAACACGCCGTAAAATTAGCCACGTTTTAAAATTAGACGTTTTTATATAAAAACAATGTAATTATATATCTAAAAATGCAAAATGGCTCAAAATCGATTTTAGAGCCTTATAATAAATAAAAAATCACAAGTAAAAAAATTACTTGTGAAATGTCATTCTTTTTGTTTTTCTGCTTTTGTAGGTTGTTTCAATCCTTTTAGTATTGCCTATACAATCATTTTTTACGGTGTTAGGGCTTAAATTGTAGTGTTCAGCTGCTTTTCTGTAACTGTTGAAATAATTGCCGAGTTCATCATAGCAACCGATTGAGTTGTAAAATATTTCTTTTTTTGCTTTTTTGTTGCAATTCTCTTTTGGCGTTACCCATTCCAAATTATTCAAATTGTTGTTTGTTCTATCGTGGTCGATGTGATTTACTTGTAATTTATCCATATTTTTACAAGGTTTGAAATTTTCTAAAACAAGTCGATGAACACGAAAAGCCTTTGCTAGTGCTTTGGCGTGCGGTTGTCTTTTATATAAAATAATATTAAGATAACCAAAAACGCTTTTTTGTGGTTTTAAAAATTCGCCTTTTTTGTTTTTTATTCTGCCATATGTGCTTATTTGATAATTAGAAAAATTGTCAATAGTTTTCCATTTTTCAATCATTTTTTTCACCTCCAAAAATATTATAGCATATTGTTTTATATTGTGCAATGTTTTTTTTTACAAAAAGACACAAAAAAAGAAGCGGTCCCGTTGTCTATCTTCTACGGCGTCCGCTTCCTGCTGATGCTTTGGCACATTCTATGGCAAAAAATCCAATGATTAAGAATGGAGCCAAAAACAAGTATAATAAAATATTGATTGTTTTTGATATGTCCGCTTTGTTTATTTGTTGTTTTTGTTGCTGTGCTTTTTTCTTCTCCTCTAATGCTTCAATTTGTAGTTGTAATTTTTTAATTTGTAGATCTTCTTTAGTTGGTTTGTCGTCCTTTGGTGTTTCCATGTTCAAAAAATTTAACTCTTTATTATTAATCATTTTTTAATACCTCCATAATATTTTTGATGTAGGCGCCTTGTCCTCTTTTTAGCGTTCCATCTGGTAGTTTTAGCAAAAAATCGCCTTTGCCTGTTAATTTTTCCGCTCCTGGTTCGTTCAAAATCGTGCGTGAGTCGTGGGCGTTTGTTACTGATAAAGCCAAACGCGTTGGTATGTTTATTTTAAGTTTTCCGCTGATGGTTTCGCTATCTGGTCTTTGTGTTGCAAGTATAAGATGAATCCCCGCAGCTCTTCCAAGTTGTAAAAGTCGGCACAAAATGCCTTGTATATCTTCACTTTGTGCGAAAAGGTCGGCTAGTTCGTCAATAACTATCACATAATAACAGAATTTGTCGTTTTGTTCTTTGTTGTATTCTTCAATATTCCTATAGTTATTTTGCGATAATATATTATACCTATTGTTCATTATTACGATCATTTTATTTAATATATCAATTGTTTTTTCGATGGTTGTAATTGTAGGCGTTGCAAGTTGTTTGCACTCTTTATATGGTGTAAATTCTACTTGTTTTATGTCAACTAAAATCATTTTCAAGTAGTTTTCGTTGTATTTGTTTAATAATGAAACGATGATATTATTTAATAGGCACGATTTGCCGCTGCCCGTACTGCCTGCAATTAATAAATGGGGCGTTTTTGTAATATCTATTGATATTTCATTGTTATTAATGTCTTTTCCAATAGAAGCGGTCAAGCCTTCTTTTTTGTCGTTTTTTAGCTCTTCAAAATATAGAATTTTTCTATCTGTTCGGCTGATTTCAAAAACGATTGCGCCTTGTAATTTGTCAAAGTCAAATTTGATTTTTTCCGCTTCTATGTATAGCTCAAGTTCTGTAATTAAATTATTGATCTTACTTATTTTTGCATTGTTTGCTATTTTGTAGTATATTCTATTTACTGCGAAAGATTCGATGGTTTTTATATAATCAAGATTGATTTTGTATAAGCTGTAAAAATTTATTATTTTATTTTCAATTGTGTTATTGTTTAAAAAGTCAAGTTCTCTCATTTTTTGCACCCCCTTTTTTTAAAATGGTAGATCCATATAACTACAATTATAATTTGCATGGTATAATTGCAATGGTATTTTATAAAATTTAATTGCTTTTATAAAGTCCCTGCATTCTTTTTTACTGAAAAATTCTTTTACAAATTCGATTCCATTCAATAACAAATATAATTTGAATGTTGTTTTTGTGCCTTCTTTATATGCGTATAATTCGCCCCAAATATTAAAATCTAAATTTTTTGTATTTTCTTTTTTTAATTCCATTTTTTTATACCTCCATATAATTTTTGTTTATAAATTCTTTATATAATACATTAAAAATTTCGTTGTTTACTTCGTCAAGTTCAATAGTTTTAAAATATTTATTGTTAAAAAGTCCGTTGTTTTTTATTTCGGTTTCAATTAAATTTTTTGTAAAATAATCAATACTAGCAATATAATTTTTAATAAGTTTTAAATCATTACAAAAATTTTTATATTCTTTTATTAATTCTTTTTTATTTCCTTTTATTGTTCTCATTTTTTTATTCCTCCTATTTTTTTAATATCTTCGCACCTGCTCACATTTAAAACGATTGCAAGCGGTTTTTCATTTGTTTATTGTTCGTTTTCTTCTTCTTCTTCGATTTCTTCTAGTGCTTCGCTTAATAATTGACCTAGTAAATAACATCGGATTGTTACATCGCACGCTTCGGGATTTTGTAAAATGTCTGTGTTATTATCTCCAAATTCTGCAAGGGCTTCTTGTAATAAGTCCATGTTATGGCAAAGATTCTCTTCTGCCTGGTATGTGCTGAATGTATAAGATCCGCTGCCGTTTCCTGTTACGCTATCATCAATAAACATTTCATCGTAAAGTTTTTGCTCGTCTCTTTCGTCTGTATTTCTTAAGTATTCCTTTATGTCTTCTTTTACACTTTCATAATAATTATAAGTTTTCATGGCTTCCACCTTTCAAGCCTCCTGGCTTGCCTTTCTTTTTTTATTTTATTTTATTTTTTGTTAAGTTTTGGGATTTTAGAAGCGGTTGGCGTTGGGCTTTTTCTACTGCTCCAATAACACCATTCGCAACGCTCTGTTGCTTCTTTTATTCCTTACCCTTAACTTAATTATATTATAGCATATTGCCAAAAGTTTGTCAACACTTTTTTAAAAATTTTTTATTTTTTTTTATTTTTTCTTTTTTGGTTTTTTGCCTTTTCTTCTCTTTCATTTTCAATAACAAAGTCTATAAATAAGAATAAAAAGCCTATAAATAAAATTACATTCATTTTGTTTTGCCTCCTCTCTTTTAACTATAATTATTATACTATAATATTAAAAGTTTGTCAACAGTTTTTTAAAAAGTTTTTTATTTTTTTATTCTTTTTTTGTGTGATCCGTTACACTCTTTTTGTCTGATCCGTTCCGCTTCTTTTGGTTTTGGTATAATGTTTTTTGTTTTGGTATTGTATTATCATTTTACTTTTTTATTATCTCATTACGCACACCAAAAACAAAAATAAAATACCGCCCCGCCCCCTATATAGCGAAAAACAAAATTTGGCGCCATCATCCCCTCACGCACCTATTAAATTTCGCAAATGCCACCACTTTTTATAAAAAAATGTGCTTGACAATGCCACCACGAAATGATAAAGTGTAAGGTAAGGAGGGAGAGAAAATGGATATAAGGATAATAAATAGAGAGGGCGAGCTAATAAATGTAAGCAGGCTAAGTTTAAAGGTAATAGGACGTAGTTTAATTGGAATAAGTGAGAAGCAGGACGTGGTAAATGTAGAGACATATGAGAGTGAAGAGATGGCAAGGAGAGTGTTAAAGAAGGTAATTTATGCTATATGGGCGAAGCATAATGAGTGTGATAATAATGCGGTAATGATAGACTTAAATGGAAGAAGGATAAAAGAAGAGGAAGAAGAAAGAGGAGAGAGAGATGGAGAATCCAAATAATGTAAAGAGGAGTATAAGGATACCGAGAGAGTTGCATGAGAAGTTAGAGGAGATAGCGAGAATAAGGGAGATAAGTGTAAACAAATTAATATTAGAGATATTAAGGAGTGAGATAAGGTGATAGTATTAAAGTGGATAGTAGGGATAATAATAGGGTTAGCGATATTAATAAGTTTAGAGGACTGGGAAGTAGGAGAAAACGACATATTTAATTTTTGTGTAACGATGACGTTAGTATTAATTGAGATAGTGATAATAAAGGGGTGAAAGAGATTGGAAGCGACAGATTACGAGAGAATAGAGGCTGAGGTAAAGAAGATAAGGTACAATTTAGATGTAACGGAGATGGAAATAGGGCAGAGACTAATTTTGTTAAACTTATTAAGATATGATTTATCTCTAATTGAAGATAGAGATAAAGTTGAGAAAGTGAAGTACAATTATAAGACAAAGAGGTTAGAATTTAGTGAAAGCATAGAGATAGGGATAGCGATAAGTTTAAAGATAAATGAGGTAATAAGGGAAGAAGCAGAGTTAAGTAAGCAGCAAGAGCTATACAAATGTATGCAAGAGGTATATTATTATTTAGCGAGGTATTTATTTGAGTATTTTTTACCAGCGATGGAGTTTGGGATACCGCCAGAGAAGCAGTTTATAGCACCGAGAACGAGTGTATTAAATAGGATAGCGAAAGAGATGAGTAAATTTTATTATAGGACAGATAGACCGATAATGACATTAAGTATGCCACAAGGAACGGGAAAAGAACAACCTTTAAGTAGTAAAATTTTAACGCCTAATGGTTGGATAACTATGGGGGATGTAAAGGTTGGAACTAAAGTAATAGGAGCAGATGGAAAGTCTTGCAATGTAACAGGAGTATATCCTAAAGGCATAAAAGACGTTTATAGAGTAAGTTTTGATGATGGCAGTTATGTAGATTGTGGATTAGAGCATTTATGGGAGGTTAAAACGAGAACAGATAGGGTAAAAGGTAAACCTGCAAGAATTGTCAACACTAAGCAAATGTTAGAAGATTTTAAATTACAAGATAAATATCATATTTATAATAATTATTCTATAAGGTTGGTTAAACCGATAAATTATAATTATGAACATCAGCTAGAAAAAGATGATATAAAACCATATATACTAGGCACTTTATTAGCAAATGGCAGTTTAACATCTCATACTTTATCTTTTTCTACAGGAGAAAATGAGGTAGTAAAAAAAATCGAGAAGATGTTACCGAAATATTTAACATTAATATTCACTAAAAACAAATATGTATATATAATAAAAAGAAAAAAAGTTGAAAGAGATAAGTTAGGGCATTTTATTAAAAATGAATATTTATCTAAAATAAAAGAATATCGACTTTTTGAAAAAAAATCAAATGAAAAATTTATTCCTAAAAAGTATTTATATTCTAATATAAGAGAAAGAGTTGAGTTATTAAAAGGATTGATGGATGGAGATGGTTATATATCTGACAAAGGTTGGTGCGTATATCATACTACATCTGAAAGGATGAAAAATGATTTTTTAGAGTTAGTGAGAGGACTTGGAGGGAAAGCAAGTTGTTCAAAAAAGAAAACTTTTTATAAGGACAAAAAAGGTGAAAAGAAGCAATGTAATGATGTATATCAAATAAATTTTGTTATAAATATTTTACCAGTTTCTGTAACCAAGAAAGTGAAAAGATATAAAATACCTGAATATAATTATCAAAAGATGATAGTTAATATCGAAAAAGTAAGACAAGAAGAATGCCAATGTATAATGATAGATAATCCAGAACATTTATATGTCACAGATGGATATACTTTAACACATAATACGGAATTAAGCAAACGCTTTATGAGTTGGGTAATTGGCAAAGAACCACGGGCTTCCTAACATGATGATTTCTTATAGTGCCTCAATTGCTCGTGATAAATTCTTTAATCGGAACTGATGCTTTGATTCACGATGATATGGGGAACTATGGAAAGATATTTCCAAAATTAAGGGAAATATATAGAAGTGCGGAGACGATGAGTTTAGATTACACAAACGAGGAGAATAGGAAGAAAGCACATTCAGAATACACATTATATTGTGTAGGATTTGATGGAAGTATTACAGGTAGAACGAGAGCACACAACATACTATATGCAGATGATTTGATAAAAGATATAGAAGAAGCATCGAATAAAGACATAATGGATAAGAAATGGGTAGAGTTTACAGGAACGATAAAGAAGCGTATGCAAGGAAGATGTAAAATGCTAGTGGTAGGAACAATATTTAGTATAAATGACCCATTGTCAAGGCTAATACAATATTACGAAGAAAATGAGCCTGAAAGATTGATAGTAATAAGGATACCTGGACTAAATGAGAATGATGAGAGTAATTTTAATTATAAATATGGATTTGCGATAACGACAAAGATGTTTCATGAAGATAGGGATTTAATGGACCCAGTATCATTTAGTTGTTTAATACAGCAAGAACCAATTGAAAGAGAAGGAATATTATTTTTTGAAAATGAGTTTAAGAAGTTTGATTTAAGCAAATATGAAAGGACATCAGGGTATGTAAGGACCGTTTCATTTTGTGATGTTGCTTGGGGTGGAGATGACTATTTATCAATGCCAATTGTAGATGAATATGAAGATGGAGACTGTAAGTTAGTTGATTGGTATTTTATAAATAAGGCAGACAAGACGGTAACGAAACCTGCAGTAATACAAAAAATAAAGCAACATAATGTAAGCAGAATGTGTTTTGAGGCTAATAATGGTGGAGACGAGTATGCTGATGATATAAAAAGGCAATTAAAGGAAGACAGGGTAGAGTGTTATGTAGAGAGCAAAAAAGCACCGACAACAATGTCAAAAACAGACAGGATATTAAACCATCAAGCTGAAATACGAGGAAGTGAGGCATCAAAATACAGATTAGTAATACCAGAAAGAGAAAGCATAAAAGGGAATAAAATGATAAATGAGGCGTTGAATCAAGTGTTTAAATTTAATCAAAGTACGTCAAAAAACGTAAGAAAAAGACAGCATGATGATGCACCAGATAGCTTAGCAGGGCTATTTGCAAACGTATTAGGAGCAAGTGGAAATTATGGTAAGGCAGTAAGTAATTTTAGCAGAGAGGCATTAGGAATTTAATACCATTTGACTTTTAAAAGAAGTTATGTTAAAATCAAAAATAGGAGAAAATAATGATTGATTTAAGAAGAACAAAAGTTGTTTGTCCTAAGTGCAAAAAGCTTATTTGCACAATGGAGAAAAATGCACAGCCAAAAGGGATACACTTTTGGTGTACAAGATGCAAAGAAGAATTTGAAGTAAAAGAAATAGGGAAATATAGAGCTCACGAAGCCGATGATTAAAATATCATTGGCTTTTTATTTTTTAAAAAGATGAGGTGAAAAAGTTGGTAGGTAAGGGTAGAAAATTAATAATAGTTGATGCAGAGATAAACGCTAATACAATTGTCGATGTTATGAAAATAGCGTGGACAAAGCATTTGAACAACGTAGTTGATATAAATAAACTTATGGATTATTATTTTGGAAACCAAAACCAAGACAATAAAAACAGTACGGACAATTTCTATGAAAATAATACAGAGAATCAAACAACAATAAATTATGCTAACTCAACAGTAAGAACGATAGTAGGGTATACTTATTCACAAGGAGCTCAAATAACACAAAGAAAAGGAAAATATCAAAAAGACATAGAAAAATTAATAGATATAATGAACTATGAAAATTCTGACACAATAGATAACGAAGTGGGAACAATGGCAAGTATAACAGGTATGGGATATTTTGGAACATTTCCAACAAAGGAATTGTATAGTGATTATATGCCAGATTATCCAATAGTACCAATTGCCTTAGACCCAAGAACAACATTTGTTGTATGTTCTCCTGAATTAGGAAATCCAGTAAAATTATCTGTAACATATTATAGTTCGAAAGAAAAAAGAAAGACTGTATTTTATTGCTATACAGACAATGAAACATATTTAATTGAGTGTGATGGCGAGAATACATTTAATAATAGTGCAAGAATTATAGATACTGATGTAAACCCAATTGGATTAAATCCAATTTCACTTGTAAAAAACAATCAGTTTATGCAAGGAGATTTTGAAACTGCAATACAAATAAGTGATGCTTTAAACCAATTAGCAAGTGATAGTTTAAGCGATGTAGAAAACGTAATTAAAAGCTTGTTGATAATTATGAATGCGGAGCTAAGTGATGACGAAGCGGTTAAAGCAAGGAAAAATAGAATATTGCAACTAATTGGACAACCAGGAGTAGACGTTGATGCTAAATTTATATATCAACAATTAGACAGTTTAGGAATACAAAACTTAAGAGAATACTTTGAAGAAGCCTATAAGACAGTAGTTGGTATTCCAGACAGAAAAACTCGTTCTGGTGGCGGAGGAGATACAGGAGATGCTGTAAAACTTCGTGATGGATGGGCTGATATAGAAATAGTAGCAAGAATAAAAGAAGCATATTTCAAAATAGCAAAGAAGAAACAATTAGCAGTAGCAATTGAAATTTTACACTTGTTAAATATGGTATCTAAGAAATTTAAACTTGAAGATATAGATATTAAATTACCAAGAAACAAGAATGATAATATCCAAACAAAGGCACAAAGCTTTAGCACGTTGATGTCGACTGGAAATATAGCTCCAGAAGATGCTTTATCAATGGCTGATATGACAACGGATATAACAGGGGTAGTTGAAAGAGGCAAAAAATTTAAAGAACAAAATCAAAGTAATATTACTTCTACTACAAATTCAAATCCATCTAACAAAGGACAACAGACAAATGTCGTTGCAGATGGAAAAAAAAATGTAGTAGGAGAATAATAAATTGCCAGTTCTACAATGGCTATATTTGTAGATAGGTATCGCACAGAGAAGTGCAATAAAACACTACCGAAGGAAAGGAAAAGACATGGACTTTTTAAAAGAACTTATGGGAGATGCCTACAAAGAAGGCATGACAAAAGAAGATGTACAATCATTCTTCAAAAAACAAGTTTTATCTAGCGGAGAATATACAAACGCTGGAAAAGCAAAAGCTGAAAAAGATGATTTGGCTAAGCAAATACTTAGTTTACAATCACAATTAGAAGCTAAAATGACAGATGATGACAAAAAGAAAAAGGCTGATGAAGACACAAAGAAATTGATTGAATCATTACAAAAACAATTAGCTGAAAGTAGATCATCACAGAGTAAAATGACAGCTAGTGCTGCTTTATCAGAAGCAAGAATAAAAGCAGGAATAAAAGATGGAGATTCAGAATATGATGAATTTATATCAAATATTGCTTTTGAAGATAATGATAAAACAGGAAAAGTAAGCAAATATATATCAAAGATAATATCAAGTGCTTATGAAGCTGGAAAGTCAGAAGCTATAAAGAACAAACTTGGAAAGATGGGTTCTTTTAAAGAAGGACAAGACGGTGCAAGCGGCGGAGATGAAAAAGGCTCTTTTGGAAAAGAATTGGCACAGAGTACAAAAACTCAACAGCCAGAAGTAAAAAATTTTTTTGAAAGGAAGTAAAAGAAAATGGCAAACAAAATAGTTAATGAAACTTATGGTGCTCCAGAAAAACACATCTTAATTGCTAATGATAGTTATATGGTAACATTACCAGCAATAATCAAAGCAACAGGTGTAAGTGCTGGAACAGATGAAAAAAAAGTTGTAAAAGCAGGAACTCCACTTTATGGAGATATTGAAAAAAGAGATACAGGATTTACTGTTTCAGCAGAATCAGGAAACCCAACATGTATCTTATTACATGATGTCGATGTAACAGCAGGAGATGAAAACGGTACAATCGTTTTAGCTGGTTGCGTTGACTTGTTAAAATTGGATGCTAGTGTTAAAACAGCAGTTGCAAGTGCAAAAGCAAACTTACCTAGAATAATATTTGTAGAAGGGAGTGCTATATAATGAACTTTTTTGATTTAGTAACAAGCTCAAATTTAGTAGCTTATTGGTTAGAAAAAGACTTAAATGATGTAAGAGTTGGAGATCAACTATTCCCATTTAAAAAAGAAATTGGTGTAGAATTAGATTGGATTAAAGGAGCTAACAACCAAGTTGTTGGTTTAAGATTAAGTGCTTATGATTCAAAATCTATCAGAAGAGATAGACAAGGTCTTGAAAAAGTTAAGACAGAAATGCCTTTCTTTAAAGAATCAATGGTTGTTGATGAAAAAATGAGACAACAATTAAATACAATGCTACAAACAAAAAATGAAGCATTAATAAGAACAGTAATCGCAAGAATATTTGATGATGAAGTTAAATTAATAAAAGCTGCTTATGAAACAGTTGAAAGAGTAAGAATGCAATTACTTACTACAGGAACTATAGTATTAGGAAGCAACGGACAATCATATACTTATGATTATGGTATGCCAGCAGCAAACAAGAGAAATGCTGGTACATCATGGACTGCTGCAAATGCAGACCCAGTAAAAGATATTACTGATGCACAAACAGTAGCAAGAAGAAACGGATACAAATTAACAAGAGCTATGTGTAACTCTAACTGCTTAAATGCTCTATTAAATAACACAAACATTAAAAATACTTTATATGTACTTGCTAACGGAAATATATCACTTACAGTTGATGACGTAAGAAAATATATTGAAGAAAGAACAGGTATCGTAATTTACGTAAACGATAATGGATATGTAAATGAAAATGGAGTATTTACTGGATATTTTGCAGATGATACATTTGTATTAATGCCAGATGGACCTTTAGGTGAAACACACTATGGTACAACTCCAGAAGAAAGTGATTTAATGTCAGGAGCAACATCAGCAGAAGTTTCTCTAGTAAATAATTCTGTAGCTGTAACAACATCTAAACAAATAGACCCTGTAAATGTTGAAACAAAAGTATCTATGGTAATGTTACCATCATTTGAACAAGCTGATGGAGTATTTATAATAGATACTGTAGCATAGGAAAAAGGAGGAGCAAACATGATAACAATAGTAAAAGGGAACGATAAAATTGTTTGTACAAAAGGAACTTTTGAAGAACAATATAAAATACTTGGTTATCAAATAGCTTCCGAAGAAAAGGAGGCTACTGAAAAAGTAGCCTCTTTTGAAAATAAGGAAGAAGAGAATAAAGAAGAAGAAAAAGCAGTTAATTTTGAAGAAGAGTTAACTGAAAAATATCAAATTAATAAAAACTCAGGCAGAAAAAGAAAATAAGGAGTGAACAAGATATGCTATATTTATACAATGGTAAAGTTTATGTTAGACCTGTTACAAATAAAATAGTAGAGGTTGATATAAAGAAAGAGCTAAATGGCAATTATGATGTACAACCAACAAAAAATGTAATAGTAAGAGATGACCTTGATAAAGTTTTAACTTCTATTGCACTTGAAAAAGCTTATGAAGTTCTTCATAAAAGCACTAAAAGAGATTAATCAAAGGAGGGATTAAAATGGAAGAAATAAGAGAAAATGAACACTTTCAAGAACTAGTTAATAAAGTAAGTTTGAGAGTAGAAAATGATGAATTTTCTATATCACATGATGAAGTAGAAGATGAAACTCTATTTGCATTATTAGAATATTATAATGATAGACATTTTAGTCCTAAAGATGATGAACTCTATGAACCTATATATGAGGGAATAATAATTAAATTGGCTATAAGTGCAATAGCAAAAAGAGGAGCTGAGGGAGAAACATCTCATGCCGAGGGTGGAGTAAACAGAGGATATGATAATGCTTCGGATTACCCTTTATCTCTTACAAGAAAGATAATACCTCTTGCAAAGGGAGTTGGTAAATAATGCGAAGATTAATTAGAAATAAAAGGCAATTTTATCTATGCAACAAAATGATAGATGAAAACAATACGAATAGAATTATATTTTCAAAGCCTATTCCTTATAAAATGAATTATCAACCTTTGTCAACAACAGGAGAAATCATTGCTTCTGGAAATGAATTTATTAATCACTTAGTTGTTTATACAAGTCCTGAAAAGGCAAAAAAGATACACAATTTTGATAGATGTTATGTTTTTGTAGAGCCACCAAAACAATATGATAAATTTTGTGTTGATGCTGATTTTTATGTTGACGGAGAACCTATGACCTTTTTAAATGAATCAAGATTTTATTTACAAAGAATGATAGGTGATGTCAATGAATAGACATATAACAACAGGGCTTAGTGTTAAAGAGCTAGAAAATTTAGCAAAACAGATGGACAATTGGGCTGAAATGATGGATAAAGCTTCTAAAAAAATTGTTGAAGATTTAGCAAATTATGGATTGGAGAAAATGCAAGAAATATATGCAGAAGCACAATCAAAATATGAAGATACAACAGCTATGGATTTTTCAATAACTGGAACTGAAACCGAAAAGACGGTATCAATGTCAGGACCGCAAGCATTATATGATGAGTTTGGAACTGGTACAATAGGAGCAGAAAATCCACATCCAATAAAATCTGAATTTGGATTAAATGAATATAATAGCGGTCCAACCATAAGAAGAGCAGAAAAAGATATTGAAGGAATAAAAGCGGGAGATTTATATTGGACTTATAAAGATGAAAGTGGAGTTGTTCATTATACACAAGGTATTCCAGCTCAAAAAGAAGGTTATGATTCATTAAAAGCCACTATAAAAAAAGCTCCAGAAATTGTTAAAAAAAGAATGGAGGAAACTTTAAAGTGATTAGCTTAACAGAACAATTAGTAAGTCAGTTGCAAAAAGAATTTAGTAACAGAGAAGATTCTTACAACAAAAATATAGTTAAAGAAATATATAAACCGTTACCTAAAGGTACATATCCAAAAACTACAATTCAAGAAATAGACAATAGTGAAGAAATAGATAGAAGTACCACAGCAGGAGAAAGAACAACGGCATTAACTTATCAAATAGTTCAATATAGCAGAGATACAGAAGAGTTTGATTATGTTGATAGTGTAAAATTTATGGCAAGTATAACGGATGATTTTTTATCTCAAAATTATAAAATGCAAAGATTAGGAAGTCCTGTCATACAGCCATATATTTTAGATAAAACTGTAATGACATACACACAAAGATATTCGTGTGTTTATGATAAAGAAACAAATTTAATATATGTAAATTAAAAAAAGGAGGAAGAAAAAAATGGCAATTTATTTAAGTACAATAGGAGTACATTTAAAATACGCCGTAGAAGCAGTAGCAGGAACAAGACCAACAACAGGTTATATAGATTTAGTTGGAGTTAAATCTATACCAGCTTTAACATCTGCACCAGATAACCTTGAAACAACAACATTAAATGAAACAGAATATAAAACATATATTCCAGGATTAAAAGACTTAGGAGGAGCTTTAAGCTTTACATTTAACCTATCACAAGATTTAAAAGACCTTTGGGATGGATTAATGACAGCATACCAAGCTGGAGCAGCTGCAGGAAAAGAAACATGGTTTGAAGTTGTAGTTCCAGGATTAACAGAAAGCTTATTCTTCAAAGGTGAGCCATCTGCAATGGGATTACCTGAAATGGCTGTAAACTCTGTTGCAGAAGTTGAGAACTCAATCACACCAACAGCAGCACCAATATGGGCAGCTAAATCAGAATAGTAAAAAATAAGGAGGAAGAATTATTATGAGTAAAAAAATTGAATTTGAATATGAAGGAAATAAATATTGTCTTGAATATAGTAGGGATGCAATAAAAGTTATGGAAAGACAAGGATTTGACTTAAACAAATTTATGTCTCAACCAATGACTTCTGTTGACTTGGCTTTTGAAGGAGCTTTCTTAAAAAATCATAGAACTATAAAGGCAGCAAAGGTAAAAGAAATATATGAAGCATTAGGAAACAAAAATGAACTTGCCAATGAACTTTTAGATATGATTAGCGAAACATATAATACTTTATTTGATGACAATGAGGATAGCAACGGAAAAAACATACAATGGAAGACAGTTTAATCTTAAATCAAGATAAACAAGTAGAGCGTGTCTTCCTTTATAGGCAATTTGAAAAATTATGTCCATACTATATTTCAATAGGAATGACTTATGAACAATTCTGGTTTGGAGATGTTTCAATGACAAGAGCTTATCAAGAAGCTTTTAAAATAAAGCAACAAAGAAAAGCTATAGAAACTAAATGGACAATATGGGAACAAGGGTTGTATATATATGAGGCATTTTGTGATGTATCTCCTATATTACGACCCTTTTCTAAAGCCACAAAGCCTCTACAATATTCAGAACAACCTTATGATATTGATAAATATTATGATGAATATTATAAAAGACATAAAGATGAAGAAAAAGAAGAAAAAGAAAGAAAACTTGAAATAATGAGGGCTCAAATTTATTTTAAAAATTGGGCTAACGCAGCACAGAAAAAATTTGAAGAAAAGGAGGGATAAAATGGCTAATAGTGCAGAAATGGGACAAATTAATTGGGTAGTAAAAGCAACAGTAGACCAAGCAACGGAATCCGTAAAAAAATTATCAAATAATATTAGTGGTTTAAGCAAAGTATTGAAATTAGTTAATTTTACAGCATTTATTGCGAGTTGCAAAAAAATAGGGCAAACAATATTTAATGTAGTAAATCAAACAAGTCAATATATCCAAAAAATGAATCAGTTCAAAAGCATAATGGGAGAATCGGCAAGTACAGCCCAAGAATTTATTGATAAAGCGGAGAGAATATTAGGATTAGATCCTGAACAAATGATGGGTTCGTTATCTTCTTTTCAAACATTGACTAAGGGATTTGGAATAGCATCAAATGAAGCTTATAAAATGAGTAAGAACTTAACACAATTAGCAGCTGATATGAGTTCGTTTACTGGAGAAAGCATGGACTTAGCTTTACAAAGGATAAAATCGGGAATTTCAGGTGAAATAGAGCCTATGAGAAAATGGGGTATAGCTTTAGACCAAGCAACGTTACAAGAAACTGCTTATGCTTTAGGAATAAATAAAAGAGTAGCAGAAATGACAAGAGCACAAAAAACAGAATTAGCATATTATCAAATTATGCACGCTACACAATATGCACAAGGAAATATGGCAAGAACAATGTTAACTCCAGCAAACGCAATAAGAATATTACAAACTGAATTTAAACAATTAGGTAGAGCTATAGGTAGTGTATTTATTCCAATAGCATTAAAGATTATTCCTGTAGTAAGGGCAATTGTTCAAGTTTTAACCGAACTTGCAAAAAGATTGGCAGAATTATTTCATTATAAAATAGAAGATTATGATTTTAGTGCTAGTACAGTACAAGATATTGGAGAATCTTTTGGAGATTTAGAAGATAATGTAAATGGAACAACAAAAGCTTTAAAGAAAATGCTAATGCCTTTTGATGAACTTAATAACGTAAACTTTGATACAGGAAGCGGTTCTGGTGGTATCGGTGGTATTGGTGGCGGAAGCTTAGGTTTAGATACTTACGATTACGATATGTTTGCAGGAGCTTCTGATAAAATGAACGAAAAAGTACAAGAGATAAAGAATAACTTAGAAAAATTAACGCCTGTTATCTTAGCCGTTGGAGGTGCAATTGCAAGTATATGGGTTGTAGATAAAATAACTAAATTTGTAGATTGGTTAAAAAAAGTAAAAGCTGCTAGTTCAGAATTAGGAACTGTTTTACAATTAGCATTAGTGATAGGTGGAGCATTTTTAATTTACAAGGGAATAAAGAGAGCTATTGAAACAGATTGGGATGCAAAAAGCTTATTAATGATGATAGGTGGAACTGGATTAATTGCTGTAGCAGGAGCATTAAAGTTTAAATCAGCAGTTCCACTACAAATAGGGCTTGGTTTAAGTTTAGTATTAGGTGGTGTCTGGTTGCTTTATAAAGGAATAAAACATGCCATAGATGTAGGCGAAATAGACGGACGAAGTTTTCTCGAAACTATAAGTGGTGGAGTTTTGGCTAGTGCAGGTGCAGCTATTTTATTAAAAAATCCAGCGATGTTTAAAATCGGATTAGGACTAACACTTGCTTTAGAAGGAATAGCTGTTGAATTTGAAAGTGTAAAAAAAATGCTCGAAGGAGACATAAGTTTAGGAACAATATTAAAAGCTACAGGGAATGCTTTTTTAATTGGATTAGGTGTATGGTTATTAACGGGAAGCTTAACAGCAGGATTATTAGTAACAGCTGGAGTATTAGCATTTAACTTAGGCGTTGAAATTGGAATGGCTTTAAAACAAATTGATTGGAGTGCGATAGGCAAAAAAATACAAGAAGTAAAAGATGGTATTGTTGAACGATTTGATACATTAAAAACCGATGTTCAAGAAAAAGTAGAGACAATCAAAAATAATGCTTCTACAAAATTTGAAACAATGAAAAATAATATACAACAAAAAGTGACAGATATGAAAAACAATGTTACTTCTAATTTTGAAACATTTAAAAATAATGTAAATCAAAAAGTAGGAGACATGAAAAATAATGTTACTTCTAATTTTGAAACATTTAAAAGTAATGTGGAACAAAAAGCAACTGATATAAAAAATAATATTACAACAAGTTTTGAGAATATGAAAACTAATGTACAACAAAAAGTAGAAGATATGAAAAATAATACTAGTACGAAATTTGAAGATTTTAAAAGTAATGCTAGCCAAAAAATAGAAGATATGAAAAATAGCGTTACATCAAAATTTGAAACAATGAAATCTTCTATTGGAGATAAAATATCTAATATTAAAACTAAAGTACAAAATACATTTACAGATATAAAAAACGGTATAGTGGAAAAAATAGATAATGCAAAAGAAAAGGTAAGAAATGCAATAGATAAAATTAAAGGTTTCTTTAATTTTAGTTGGTCTTTGCCACATTTAAAAACACCACATTTATCTTGGACAACAAAACCAGCCTCAGGTTGGATGTCTGATGTATTAAGTACATTAGGATTGCCAACATCTTTACCTAAATTAAATATAGAATGGTATGCGAGCGGAGGATTCCCTAAAGAAGGGCAGATATTTGGTGCTAATGAAAATGGTCCAGAGTTAATAGGAAATATCGGACGAAGAACAGCGGTGGCAAACCAACAACAAATTACAGAAGGAATCTCGGATGCTACTTATAGTGCATTTAGTAGAGCTTTAAGTGAAAATAGAAATAATGGTGAAAGCAATCCTTATATTATAGTTAATATTGGAGAAGATAAAGTTTATGATGGAATTGCAAGGAAAGAAAATCAATACTCAAATATGTATGGAGTAAGATTATAGGAGGATAAAAAATGGCAGAATATAACGGATTTCCAACAACACAAGATAATGTGTATGGAAACAATTTTGAGGGTTATTATGTGGCAGTAAGATTAGGAGGCAATTGGATAAAATTTATCGATCCTGCTCCAAAAAGAGATGGGCTACTTATTATGCCCCATCTCGAACAAACAGCAGATAGTGGAGTTTTGGCAAGTGGCAAATTAAGTATAAAAGTATTACCTCATAAAAGAACCAAGATACAAATGGTACTTCCAATAATGACTCCAAAACAATATAGGAACTATTATAGTGCAATTATGCAAGGAATGTATTTAACTGTAAAATATTATAATGAGGGAATAGACCAATACGAAACTGGAACATTTTATCATAATGATATGCAGTATAAACCTATAAAATATAAAGGAGTAGAGATGATAGATATGCAAGAAATACATTTAATCGAACATTAAAGAAAGGAGAAGAAATGTATAATTTAGAAGGTGGAGTAGCTTGGACTGATGAATTAAAGAATGCTTTTAAAACAGGGACAACATATTGCTCTGTAATACATAATCAGCAGAATTACAATGAAAGCAATTACTTGAAAGAAGCCGAATTAAAAGATATAAGATATGTTCCAAGTGCTGGATTCATTGGACAAGCAGTTTCGAGGATGCTAACCATAAAAATGGTTAATAATGAAAACTCTAATTTGAATTTTGAAAATGCTGATGTACAATTTAAAATTGGAGCAGAATATAACAATGTTATATATTATATTAACTATGGAAATTTCATAGTAAATGAACCTCCAAAAAATGATGCAACAAATGGTACAGTTAGCTTTGTGGCTTATGATTATATGATAAAGTTTAACAAAGATTATATAAATAGAGTAACTTATCCTTGTACTTTGAAAGATTTATTATTAGATATTTGTAGCCAGGCTGGAGTAACTTTAGGAACTACTGATTTTCCAAATCAAAACTTTATTGTAGAAGACAATCAGTTTGAGGGCAAACAGCTTAGAGAGGTTTTACAACACATTGCAAAAAATGCGTTTTCTTGGGCAAGAATAGGACAAGACAATAGATTATATTTAGATTTTTCAGTAAGTAATAACCATGTTGAAAGAATAACAATAGATGATTATAAGGCAGATTCTTTTAAAAAAGCTAACGAATATTATGGTCCTACTAACAAAGTTACTTTTGCAGACTCTGATATAAAAGGGCAAGAAGAAAGTGTACAAGACAATGCTTCTATACAAGCAAATGGATTGACTGAAATTACAATTTATGACAACTATTTTGGATATACGACAGAAAAAAGACACGAGCTAATTCAAGCAGGAACAGCATTATTTGGATTAAGATATATGCCTATTCAAAGTTTAGATTTAATTGGTTTGGTATATTTAGATTCTAACGATACAATAGAAGTAGAAGATTTAGATAGTAACATTTTTACAAGTAGAAATTTTTCTCATACTATTAGTTACAATGGTATTGTAAGTGATAAAATTGAAACAATAGGGGAAAGTATTAATGAGAAAGAATATTCAAACGCTAATAATTCTATTGCTCAAAATGCTAGAGTAGAAATAATTGTAGATAGAGCTAATAAAAAGATAACTCAGGTTGTAGAAGAAGTTAATGGACAAAATAAAAAAATATCAACAGTAGAGCAAACATTAGATGAGCTTCGTTCGCAAATAAGTGATATTTCAGAAATAACAGAATCACAAGAAACAAGCACAGGTACATTAAGTTTTGAAAATATAAATCAATCAGAACCAATAAGAATAGTTATACATCCAACGGGAGTAAATATTGCCAAATTACATCCACATACAAATTTAAAGCCAAGAGCTGGTTTAAAAATGACAACTAGAATATTAAGATTTACAAACACAACAACAAATGAAGTATTTAACTATGAAATACCAGATGATTTGCTTTATTATGATAACGAAAACTATGATGAATTTATTTTAAATTATGAAGGATTAAGTTGCCAAATAAACAAAAAATGTAAGTGGAATAATGATGGAACTGTAGGATTGTTAGCAAGTCCAAGAACAGATGAATATGAATTTCCACATATAGAATTAACAGACGGAGATTATACAGTTCAAGTAATACAATATGCAAATGCTTACCTATTTGCAAGATTAATGGTACAAAATTATTATACAACACAATTTGCGACAAAAGCAGAAGTAAATAGTGAAATAAGACAAACAGTTGATAATATTAATTTATCAGTAAATCAAAAAATAACAAATTATTCGACAACAACAGAAATGAATAGTGCTATTGATTTAAAGGCAAATCAAATAACTTCTAGTGTATCACAAACCTACGCAACAAAATCAGAATTAAGTAGTAGCACATCATCATTAAATAGTAAGATAGACCAAACTGCGGAGAATATAACAAGTTCAGTTAGTGCAACGTATTCAACAAAAACCGAAACTAATACAGCAAAAGATGAAGCAATAAATAGTGCAAATACAAATACAGACAATAAATTAAAAAGTTATTCAACAACAACACAGATGAACTCGGCAATAGATCAAAAAGCAGACAGTATAACAAGCACAGTAAGCAAAACATATTCTACTAAAACAGAAACAACCAAAGCAAAAAATGATGCCATATCAAGTGCAAATGCAAATACAACAGAAGTATTAAAAAACTATTCAACAACAGAACAAACGTCAAGTATGATAAGTGCTACTGTAAATTCTATGACAAAGAATAACCTTGAAACTGTAACGGTAGAATATGCGTTAGGAACAAGTACAACAACAGCTCCAACGTCAGGCTGGAGTACAACAGCACCCCAATGGGAACAAGGCAAATATATGTGGCAAAGGACAAAAACAAGAACAGCAGATGGTACAGAAAGTACTAGCAATCCAACTTGCATTGCGGGAGCTAAAGGACAAGATGGAACAAATGGTAAAGATGGAACTAACGGAGTGAGTGTATCTTCGATAACAGAATATTATGCAGTAAGTTCTTCTAATTCATCAGCACCTGCTGATAGTTCTTTCAAAACAGTAGTACAAACAATGACTGCAACAAATAAGTATTTATGGAACTATGAGCTTATAACTTATTCCGATAATACAACACAAAAAACGGCAAAAAGAGTTATAGGCGTATATGGAGACAAAGGAACCAATGGAACTAACGGTACAAACGGAATAGGCATAAAAAGTGTAACAAATAAGTATCAAGTTTCAAGTTCTAACACGACAGCACCAACAAGTTGGAGCGATACTCCACAAACGATGACTGCAACAAATAAATATTTATGGAACTATGAAGTTATAACTTATTCCGATAATACAACAACTACTTCAAAACCTGCAGTTATTGGAACTTATGGAGATAAAGGAGATAAAGGAGATAAGGGTAATACAGGAGATACAGGTAAAGGCGTTAAGGCTGTAGTTGCACAATATTATTTGTCTTCTTCGAAAACAACTCAAACTGGAGGAAGTTGGACTGAAACTCAGCCAACTTACAAAACTAATTATTATTATTGGACTAGGACAAAAATTACTTGGACAGATAATACTACAACATACACAACGCCAATATTGGTAGAAGAGATAAACTCTTTAAATGAGTCGGTTGCAAGTTTAAATATAAGGACTGGTTCAATAGAATCTTCGGTAAAAGAAAAGGTTGGAAAAACAGAATTTGGAACATATATAACACAAAATAAAGATTCCGTAAAACTTGCTTGGAATCAAATTAGTGAATATATACAAATGATGATAATAAATAACAATGCAAGTTTTGCGATATTAGATAGTAGCAAAAAACCTATAGCTTATTTTGATAAAACAGGAATACATTTTTCAAGTAACAATACAGCATTTGGAGAAATGGGAGTTCAAACGGTAGATGGAAACAAATTTATAGCATTTTCAGTAGATGGAAAGTATGGACAATCAATAAATAATGGTATGGCTTGGGGAATAAAAACAACTACGGACAATAAATTTCATCCAATATTTTATATTAAGAACTTTGAAATGGGAAATCAACAATCAGATGCAGGATTTGGAGAATTAGTATTAAGTGCCAGTAATTTACTTTTAGATGGAATAGGCACAGGATTGATAACTGGAGGAGTAAAGATATTTGGAGACCCAACGGCAGGTGGAATGTATTTTTACGATGTAAATGCTAGTAAATACCTTATGCAGATATATCCAGAAAATACTAATTTTGGAGACTATGGAGAAATAGATATTCTGGATAATATAAGATTCTATAGAAATCAAGCGGGAAGCAATAGCTTTAAAATTGGAAATGGCAATAATTATTGTTTATTTACAGACACAGGAAACCTTCATGCACATACATTTTATATAGATGGTGATAGCGATATTTATGCAAATTTACATTGTTCAAAAGATATAAGTGCTGATGGAAATATGTATGCTCAAAATTTTATTTCTGATAGAAGATTAAAGAAAAATATAAAAAATGCAAAAGATAACGCATTAGATATAATTAACAAGATGAAGATACATTCTTTTAATTGGAAACAAGATGATAGTCATGTTGATTATGGTTTTATAGCACAAGAGCTTGAAGAAATAGATAAAAATTATATTTTTAAACAAGAAATAAAAAACAAAAAAGAAGAAGTTACCGATTATAAATACTATGTAAATGAACTTCCAATAATCGCTACTTTAACAAAAGCAATTCAAGAACAGCAGACACAAATTGAAGAATTGCAAAAAGAAATACAAGAATTAAAAGGAGGTAAATAATGGCTTATAATAAAAAAAATTGGCAAGATAATGTGTCAGATATTACGGCAGCAGAGTTAAATAGAATAGAGCAAGGAATTTATGATAATTCATTAGTAGTAGATGCAGTAACAGATACATTAAATCCAACAGACACAGAAACTTACAAAATAGCAGAATTAACAGAAGGACAAATTACTGATGTAATTGGAGTAAATGATATTTTAATCAAAGGACAAACATCACAAAACGGAGAGCCAACACCAAGCTCTCCAGTAGATGTAAATGTAGTTAGTGGAAGTAATGTGATTAATATAAGTAATAAGAACATATTAGATTTATCAAATTATAAAACAACAACACAAAACGGAATAACATTAACTCCAGTATTTCAAGGTAATAGATTGTTATACATACAATCGAGTGGAACTTATTCAACAACATCATATTTTCTTTTAACAAATGATTTAAAATTAAAACCTAATACAACATATTCGCTAAAAGGAGCATATAGTGCAAGTGTAAGGTTAAGATTAAGGGAATATGATAGCAATTTTACACAATTAAGTGAATATTTTGACACAGGAAGTGGAGTTACATTTACAACTAAAGCGAATGTTTACGTGGTTAACATTCAAATAGTATTTTATGCACAAAATAATGCTAAATTTTATCCTATGCTAGAAAAAAACTCAACTGCAACAACCTATGAACCACATCAAGGCAAAGAACTTCCTTTAGATTTACCAGTAGAGAATTTGTTTGCTCTTCCAGAAGCAGAGACAAAAAATGGAATAACTTATTCAAAAAACGAAGATGGTACAATAAACATAAAAGGAACAGCTACGAGTACAACTTATTTTAGTTTATATGTTGATTTATCAGACACTAAATTTAAAAATGGCAAAGCCTATACATTTTCATCAAACAAGCCAATAAGTTCGGGACTAGATTTTAGATGTGAAGCTTATAATGAAGCTAGTTGGATAAAACATATTGTTCAACCTATAGATACAACTCATCAAAAAAATACAACTAATTCTTTAGATTTATCGACTGCAAACAGAGTAAGGTTTTCTATAGTTATAAATAGTGGGACAACCGTTAATATTTCTAATATTGGAATACAGCTTGAACAAAGCCCTTCCGCCAATGCTTATACCCCTTATGGCACAGAACCAATAGAACTATGCAAAATAGGAGATTATCAAGATTATTTTTATAAAAGCGGAAGTAAATGGTATTTGCATAAGGAAATCAATAAAAAGGTATTAAATGGAAGTGAAAATTGGCAATTAGCAAATAGTGGAACTTCTAATTATTACTATTATTATAACTTAGGACATACAACTATTCAATCATCATTAATTGCTAGTACTCATTATCCTTATGCTTTTATATCTAATTCAAATACAGAACAAGGAATTTTAGTGTTAGCTGACGGAAATATAAGAATAAGATATGGCACAGAAGATACTGTTGCAAATTTTAAAACTTGGTTAGCAACTAATAATGTTTCTGTATATTATCCATTAGCAACTGCAACAAACACCGAAATAACAGACACTACTTTAATATCTCAACTAGAAGCAATATGCAACGCACCATTATACGACCAAACAAATATAACACAAACAAATAATGATTTACCTATGGTATTAGATATTACAGCTTGTAAAGACAATATAAACGGAATAAAAGCTTTTATAAGAAAGTAAGTTGCGTAAATTGTAAAATAGTGGTATAATAAATTTATCAAACGTAGGAGGAAATAAAATGCAAGGAAATCCTTATATTATGGGCTTAATAACACAAGCAGGAGTAATAATAACTGCCGTTTTAAGTTTTGTTACGGTATTAATACAAACACACGCAAACAAGAAATCAAAAGATAGTGATAAAACATTATTAGCATTTAAAAATGATGTAAATATTAAATTACAAGAGAATGACAACAACAATAAAGTAATGGAAAAATCTATGATGATTTTACTTCGTTCACAAATAGTAAGCAAATGTGAAAATTATCAATCATTAGGATATTTACCTGATTATGCAAGAAGTTGTTTATGTGATTTATTCGAACAATATACTGCATTAGGTGGAAATCACGGTGTAAATGTATTAGTTGATGAAGTCTTAAAATTACCAGCAATAAAAATTGCAAAATAAAGGAGTGATTATTATGGAAAAAGAAACACTTGCACTTGAGATGATGAAAGAACTAAAGGCACAAAGCAAAAGAAAAGATATAATAATAATTATCTTAATAGGTGTAATACTTGCTATGATAATTGGATTCTTTATTTATGAAAATCAATTTGAAACTACTACAGAAGAACAAACACAGGAAGCATATTATAATGATAATTCAACTATAACACAAAATATAGAATAGAGGTGTAAGTTATGGGTTATGCAAGACAAACAAAAAGAGTAACCATAAGGAGAAAAGCCAATGGGAAAAGGGTTAGAAGAAGAAAAAGAAAATAAAATTAATTTTGATTTTACTACTCCAGAACTAGAATATATTTTGAAAAACGCAAGATTTAATGATATACAAAGAAAAGTATTTAGTAGATTAATAGATTTAAACGGTAGACAGTCAATAGTACAAATAAGTTTAGAAGAACATATATCTACTGCTACAACTAATAGAATAATAAGACAGATTAAAAATAAAATATTGAGGTTGCTTTAAGTAATGGTTCTATCAATAGAATAGTAAATTTATATTTAGAAGAAAAGGGGTTTTAATAACCTCTTTTTTGTTCAATTTACAGAAAATTAAAAATATGGTATAATAAGTTTGAAATTTAAAGAGAGGAGAATGAAAAGATGTTTAAAATAGAAAAAGACTTTTCTATTCATATTACAAGAGGAGATATAGCAACTTTAGGAATAAGTGCCGATGGAGATAATGGTACTTATGAATTTCAAGTTGGAGATATTATAAGATTGGGAGTTTTTAAAAAAGATGATTATTCTACAATAGTTCTTCAAAAAGACATAACTGTTAATGAAAAAACAACAGAAGTAAGTTTATCTTTAACTTCCGAAGATACTAAAATAGGCGAAATTATAAATGAACCTATTGATTATTGGTATGAAATACAATTAAATCCAGACACACAAGCTCAAACAATAATAGGATATGACAAGAAAGGAGCAAAAATCTTTAGACTTTATCCTGAAGGAGTTGAGGAAGAATGATAGTAGCAAAAGGAAGTTTAAACGGAAAAATCATTGATAAGCAATTAATAAAAGGTAAAATAAATAAGACAACCGAATACATAGAAGTTTATCCTGAAATACAATCAAAAACAATTACCCCAACAAAACAAATTCAAACAATATTGCCAGATGAAAATATTTATGCTTTATCGCAAGTAACAGTTAATCCTATTCCAAATAATTATATAGAGCCACAGGGACAAAAAGAAATAACAGAAAATGGAACTTATGATGTAACAAACTTTGCAAGTGCAAATGTTGATATTGAAATAGGAAAACTGACAAATGAAGAATACGCAGAAGCAAATGATGATTTAGATAATATTTTGGGAATTTAGGAGATATAAATATGGATATACTAAATACGAAAATTAAACAAATACTCACAGAAAAGAGTACTAAAATAAAACCTGAAAATATAAAAAGTGGAATAAATATTTTAGGAGTACAAGGTTCTTCAAAAGTTTTAGATACTACAGATGCTAATGCTGTTGCAAATGATATAGTAACAGGAAAAACTGCTTATGTTAATGGACAAAAATTAACAGGAACTTATGCAGGAATAATCCCATCAGGTTCTATAAACATAATACAAAATGGAACAACAGATGTAAGCCAATATGCAAGTGCTAATGTAAATGTGCCAATACCAACACCAAATTTACAAAACAAATCAATTACTATAACAGAAAATGGAACTAATACGATAACACCAGATACTGGATATGATGGATTAGATGAGGTAGAAATAACAACAAATGTGTCTAGTAGTGGCGGAGATATAACTCATGAAGAATATTTACTAGATGTTGAACTTGCAAGAAGTATTTTAGAAGATTTTATACCATATACCGAATTACAATATATAGAATCAACAGGAACACAATATATTGATACAGGATATAAACCAAATCAAAATACTAAAATTGATATAATTATGGAATCTATTGATTGGGGAGATTATAAAAATCCATTTGGTATAAGAACAGCAACATACATTAATGGAGGTTGGGTTTATACAGGCAGATTTGCTACATGGTTATATAATAATAAGGGTAATATACTACAAATAGGAAATGATGGAAGGATAATATATTCAACGACTAGAAATTATACTGCCACTAAATTCAATTTAGTAATTAATAATGGAAATATATACATAAAAGATTTAACAAATAATTACGAAGCAGAAACCTTTGAGTTTACTCCTGTAAATAATTTTACGGCTGATTATAATTTATTATTAGGAGCAATGGCTAATAATGGAACAGAACCATTTAATTTGTGTAAATATAAATTATATTCTTGTCAAATCTATGAAAATGATACTTTAATAAAAGATTGGATTCCTGTAATAGATAAAATGAACAATAAAGTTTGCTTATATGATAAGGTTAATGAAAACTTCTTATACAATTCTGGAACAGGAAATATGATTGCAGGAGGTGTTGTATAATATGTCTGAATTATCAGAATATTTAGAATTAATAAAAAATGAAAAAGACACAAAATTGTTGCCTAAAAATATAATTAGTGGGATAACAATTTTAGGTGTACCTGGGAATAGTGATTTTGCACTAAAGGTTGATGCTTCTGTTTCTAATCAAATGGGAATACAAAATTATATTACAGAAGTAAATAATGTAGATTTTACCACCATTACAACATCATTTTTAGCAAATCTTTTTGTATCTTGCCCTAATTTAAAAAAAGCTTCCTTTAAAAGTGCAAATAATATAATTAAT